GCCATAGCGGGCAGTTTCTGCATCCTTATCTTTCAATAGGCCTACCTCAACAAAATGTAAATTTCCTTCCTGTTGGGGCTCCGAGCAGGCAATATGATTCTGCAGGTTATGCGTATCCACTGCCACCCGTTCTTTCATACCCTCCACCAGCACCTGGCCGCCAACCTGTAGTGCATGATCGGTGATCACATCGATATCACGCCCTTCCCGGGCGATTTCCTCGAGATATTCCTCAAAACCTTTCATGGTGAGACGTGTCTTTATGGGCATTATCCTGGCCTCACAAATTTCACCTTCAGCTCGATATATTCGTGCCTTTGCCGGATATCATCCATTGAGACGATCTCATAATATTCTCCATTCAGTTTAGCCACACAGGTCTCATCCAGATCGGCTCTATATCGCCTGGTCATGGTCATGGCTCGCACCGCATTGATCGTATTTGCCGTCCAGGCTTCGCTGCCATGCACTCCCACGCATTTGGTCCATGCATTGTCGATCTTGATCAGGTTTTTGACCTTGAAACCGCCGGTCTTCGTGATCACCGTTCGTCTATAATAGATGACCAGCTTATCCAATTCACCCGGGTTGGTTACCTTTCCATCCAGATTCATGCCGATCCTGCCTCCTCCAGCAGCTCCATCGCCAGCACCTTCAGCTGCAGCATCACCGCATTGAAACCTGGTCCCAGCCCGTTCGTGATCCTGCCCGTAGCCATTGCCGGGTTTTCGTGCCACATCACCAGCAATATCCGTGCAGCATTCTTGGCCATCTCATTAACCGGATCATCCAATGCCCAATCCCAGCCGGTCCCCATTCCTATATAAGCATCGATCCCCGGTAACAGCATGAGCATATTAGGATCATCCTCCGCACAGCGTAAGACCGTTGCCGCTTCAGCTATGGTCAGGATATGTGGTCCTGTGGAGATGAGTGAGGCATAACCAACTACATAATGGATAATTCGCTGGAACCCTCCATCTCCTGAAATATCGAACGCTAATGGCCCGGTGGTATTCGTCTCAGCCATCGTCAATTCATAGAAATACCATCCTTTACTGATCTCGCCCTTTATGCCTGTTCCTGTTGCAAATGCCCCACGATTCTTTGAGATCAATATGCTGAATGTGTCACCCAATCCTGGCACAACGTCGCCATTCGCATCGACAATCACGAATTCCAATACTTGCACCGTTCCGATCAGGATGTTCAATCTTCCTCCATTCCTCTCTCCATCCCTTTGAATAATCCAAGCAAGATTGCATCATGATTAACTATTTTACCGGCCTCATGCTCGGAAAGGATTGGTCTACCGAAATCTGGCTCGCCAATAGATAATGTTATAGCCACCAGGACATGGATTTGGCTGAGTGTGGGCTCATCCATCATGGGTGGACCGGTCGTAATACTGTTTGCAGTCAGATAATTCACACCTTCTTCAATCTCAGCCAGCACCGGCATCCCTAAAGTTGGTGCACCTGTGATGATGGCCTCTGCCGTTAGCATATGGGTTTGGGTAATGATAGGTGTTCCAATGCTAGCTGCACCGGTTGTGATTCCATCTGCTGATAGATCGTGGATCTGGCTGATGGTAGGCTCACCAAATATTGGCTCACCGGTAATAAATCCGGATCCGATCAGTGCATGAATTTGTTTTAGATTAGTTTCACCCACGCTTGGTATTCCTGCGGTAATACCTGTATTTGTCAGATTATGGATCTGTCCAATCGCTGGGCTTTCCATCGCCGGTGTACCTGCGGTGATACTTGCACATACCAGACTATGGACCTGCCCAATAATTGGATTTCCAATCGTTGGTATCCCTGCGCTGATACCTGTACCCGCCAGGATATGGATCTGCCCGATCGCTGGGCTTTCCATCGTAGGTGTCCCGGCATCAATCCCATTGGCAGTTAGCTCATCCTCGTTGGCAGCCTCTTGCAGCTCAGGCGTTCCCAGTGTCGGGTTTCCAGTTGTCACTCCGCTGGCTATAAGATGATGGATCTGCCCAATGGTAGGCGTGCCCTCGGTCGGAGCACTGGTATCAATTCCGGTAGCTGTCAATACATTTATGCCAACAAAGTTGCTGGTTGTGACTGTATTGGAGCTGCCTACCGCTAGATGTGTATCGGAATTGGCATTGGAACCCGCGCCGTCTAATTGATGTGCTATTTGTATAAAAAGATATTCGTCGGTAAGTGTGATCGCTACACCCGGCGACCAGGTTAACGTGATTATCTGGAAAGCTGAATTAGCCAGGTTGACGTATTGTGTGGTTGTGATCGTGGCCCCGGTCAACTCGGTTGGGCTGGAACCATTCTGATTGGCACTTTTCCAGATGCGGATACGCAATATGCCATCATGCGTGGAAGTGCTGCGTGTCTCACCTTCTACTTGAAAAGATAGCGACCAATTGGCATTGGCAAATGTGCCATTGATCATGTTCTCGCTGCGGAAGCAATCACCCAGGGTATTATCTGGAGCTCCGTCCGGCTGTACAGGTGTAGTCAGATGTGCCGAGCTTGCCCGTTCAGTCTGGCTATCCATACGGGCATAACGCGTGGCAGCCAGCGTACTCACCACCCAACCGGTCGATATGCGCACTTGACCAGGGGGCGAGCCACCATCCTGTAGAGAAAGATGATTCGATCCCGAAGCCAATGCATCTTTCAAATAGAAAGTTTTAGCAGCCAAGTAATTCCTTTATGCCGGTCCAGGTATGCCAATGTCGAAGGCCGTCAGCGTGAAAACGTTGCCATCTGTAACCAGCTGCCCGGCAGATAATAGGCTGGTCGCACACAGGATGCTGCTGCCATCCGTGATCGCCCAATAGGTCGCAGTATTCGTTTCAGTTACCGCTCCATCCGTGATCGCAGGAACTGTCACTTTACGCCCGCTGGGAGACCTGGCTCCCGGCGCTCCAATGGTCAGGCCGGTTTTGTTTCCGGCACTCTTATTGGCATCTGTCACCGCCTGAGAATAGGTGGTTGCCTCACCGATCGTGATATCCAGGCGTGTGCCATTGGTAACCAGCCATTCCAAGCCTTTATCGAGTACATTTTGGTTTAAGTATGACATCTCAAGCTCTTTTCCTTTTTGAGCATCCGCTGCATTTGCGGATGTTCATGCTTCCTATGGGAGGCGGTTTTTATTCCGCCTCCCTATTGATTAATCTGATTGGTTTATATGCTATCTGCCATCTGCAGATATTTCACCGGCACGTTGGTATTCGGGTCGGAGATCGTATCGGTCACCTCGTTCGGACCGGCGAATACTCCGTCCGTGCGCATGAAGGCCAGGAAGGCCACCTGCAGGTACTCTGCAAAGCGCTCTTCCAGGCGTAAAACACGGATATCCTGGACGTCGCGGATGAAGTAATAGGAGAAGTCGCCAAACAGCATCGCCTTCTCACCCGCCTCTGCCGCGGCCATAGCCTGGTTGATGTAGTAGGGGTGCTGCAGGATCGTATCGGGTGCATTCACCGCCAGCCCTGGTAACCATATCGGTCGGTCATCCCCATCCCTCATCTGCTTTAAAAGCATCAGAGTGGTGTCATGGAACATCCAGCAGGCATTATTGGACCGATAGGCTGGATCGACTGAATGCTCCAGTGCCACCAGGTCTAAATAAGTAGTCAGAGTAGAATCGGTGACGCCTGCTCCGGCTGCCGTAACGATCCCCTCCGGCTGGGTCGTACCATTGCCGGTGGTGTAGTGCCGGTTAGTAACTCGCCCCAATCGGCGCCCAAGCGCTACAGATAGCCATCCCTCGATATCGAAGGCGCTGTCCTGCAAGAGCTGCAGGCTCACCCTTACCAGCTTGGAGGTATACATGTATGCCCCCAATGGTTTCGAGCCGAACTTCGGGTCGGTTCCGGTGGTGCTGACCGCCGATCCTTCGGTCAGGATCTCACCCTCGTTATCCGTGTCATCCGCCATCGGGATCGGCATATCCCCACCTGTGGAGGTGCTGAACTTGGTCGTGGGTGCCTGGCGCATGCCCCCATATGCCTTCATGGCTTCGATCATTTTGTTGTAGAACAACTCCGGACTGAGTGCTCCACCGGCTGCGGTGGTGCCCACGCCCAAAGCACGCTTCTGGACGGCTACAGCGCTGTAATAAGGCTGGATGAGAGCGCGTTGGTCGAGCGGCATGCCTCCTAGACCAAACCGCAGGTAGGAATTGAATGCGTTTCGATATTCCCCATCATCCGGCAATGCCTTGTCGACCGCCTGGCGCTGGGTTTTGCCGTTTTGCTGGATCTCCTGGATCTGCGCAGGCGGCTGGTTTTGCATCAATGCTGGTGGGATGGCTGCCATATCCGCATCGATCAGTGCGATCCGCTCTTCACGATCGATGGTCTCCTTGAGAGAATTAATCTCTTGGTTGAT